CCTCTAGAAAAGCCGCTTGTGAGCGTGAACCCTTCAGCCCGTTGCATCGTTTACAACAAGCAACTAAGTTCTCCAGGTCGTGTCCACCGCCCTTAGCTCGTGGTATTACATGATCTATCTCAGTTGCATCCTGACCACAGTATTGGCATATGTACTGGTCTCGCTTTAATACTCGTTGCCTTTGCTTTTTCCATTGAGATGTACCTAATACACTCTTACCCATATAGACCTTCTTTTCCCATATTGCTATAACTATTGGGTTGTCGCTATCTAAGTGAGTAACCCTGTTAGGTGGCATGATGTGTTCTTTTAACTTACGCCCACGCTTGTCATCTTTAGGCTTTAGGCTAATCCTATGTCTATGAGCTAAGTTCACTATCTTGCTGTACTTATGCCCTGATTCTTGGGCTAACCAATGAGCCCCTTCATGGGCATGAGTCTTCATGAACTCTATTAGCATTGAGTGGTCTTCAGTCATTGCCAACCCTTAGCTCTTAGATGCTTCAATGCCTTACACATATCAGGTTCATCATACTCTGTTATGCCATACCTAGATGATACATAAGTCCAATACCAATAGAACTGCACATCATCTGGCTTTCCTTTAACATAGGTAGTTCTACCTTGATAGTAACCATGATGTGATCCATTAACTGCATATCTGTTAAACCTAGATTCTCTATACACAATAGCGTTATGACAAGACTCTTGTGCTTCTGTCAGCTGTATATCAGCTAATTGTCTAACACTATGAATAGGACTTATTGAGCCACTATCTGCTGCCGACATAGGTATAGATAGAGATATCCCGATAACGATGGCTACCCCTCGAGCTACGCTTAAGCGGCTCGGAGTGAGCCCTTTGTGGGCTCTAGCCTGTAGAGTACCAGCCTTGTCAAGCATGTGGATAACATGGGCGTGGCGTAAGCGTGTAAGTAACTTATGTACCGACTTATCCACAGGCTGTGCATAACTACTTGTCTGTTGAGTAGAATCCTGTGCCGGTAAAGTGAACGGGAACAGAACTGTAAATCTTGCGCATAGGCGAGTCGCAAAATGGGCAATTAAGGTCATGTGGTTCATTGATACTCAACTCCTTGTCATATCTGGCGTTAGCCTCGCATAACTCGTTATCACATTCAAACTCATAGATTGGCATTAGTACATGTCCTGCATGGAACTTCCTTTAACTTCCACGATCCACATGATGTGCAACGTTCAGGCTCTAATTGTACTGAATCTTTCTGTATATCGCCGTAACCGGCTCGAAGAAGTAATTGCACCAAGTCATCAAATCGCATAAAAGCAAGATATTGTGCTACATCTTCGCCCATATTATTCATGCGAACCACCACGGCGCTTAGCTCTTTGCCTTGCGACCTCTTGACAACTTGACGCAACCACTCTTGGGGTTTGAAGTCAGCCCTAGCCTTCACCTCAATGTCGAAAGGTACATTGTGGATATCCTTTCCCATTCCCCTACCGACGCTAGCGTTTCTCCACCAAAGCGATAAGTAGGACGCTACTAATCGTTCAGTCCGATAGCCTCGGTGTTTTCTGCTCTGGCTTGGCATCGATTAGGTTATGCCTTACCAGCAGAGTTAATTGTGCTACATTTTTCGCACACCCAACTGTCTTTAAGATATCGTTCGCGGATCTGTCTTATATTGGGAAACTGATTGCACAACTGGCATATCAGCTGATAGCCCAGTTCTTCCAATACCTCTGCATTAGCCCTTAAATTGGCTTGCTGTTCTTCTGTTGGGAATTGCTCCCACTCACCATCTTGATTAAGAAACTGTAAGTGTCCCATCAGCGTTTAACCTGTGGCTTCCATTGTCCGGTCTGTTTGTCAATCTCATACCAGATTGGATCACAACGTTGTGCATCGCCCATGATTTGAGCCATACACTTCCAATGACCCCATTCGCCGCCGGTTTTTTTAGTGCCGGTTTTCCACACTCGCGCACCATGAATACAGCTCTCGTCCGGCGTTGTGCCACCAAGTCCTGATTTCACCATCTCGACTGCACTCTCTAAAGTCTGTGCTTGCGGTGCTGCTGTTGTAGTCCATGGATCATGTGCCTTTTCTACTGGTATGTATTCACCGGCTGACGCGTTCATCTTAGCCTTTACCTTATCAATTTCAGCCTTTACCTTAGACTGTTCTTGAACCTTCGCCATTTCTTCTCTACTAGGTCGCTTTCCCTTTGTTGCATAGCCAGCACTAGCAAGCGCACGACCAATAGCAGACGTTTCACAATTTTCGAGAGCAGAAGTAGCATTGACTCCACGACCCGATATCGTTTCTTCTGCGAGCCCAGCTGCCCAAGGGTATTGATCAACTTCAGTTCTGTATATATAAGCCTGAACGATAAACCGCGTAGCACTCGCATCAACCAACTTTGTGTCAATTCTGCCATCAGGATGTTCCTTCCAAAACTTGATTAGTCGTTCCTCTACTGTCTCGTAATCGTCAAGGTTAAACATAGAGTTCATTCTCCTCTGTGTGCAGCTGTGCCGCTATTGCGACGTACGCTGTGAGATCGACGTAAGTGTCTGTCTTTGCAGTTTCCATGCTTCTTGCGACTTTGACCAATGCCATACACATCGCCACCTGATAATCTGTAACTGGCATTTCGAGGTATGAACTCCAGAGTGCGGCTGTTCGCTGCATATTGTCTTGAGGGTGTCCGTAATCAAGTCCTCTGTCCTGGATAGTAGCTCGTGCTTCGTTGAGGTAGTCACGGGCGTTCATCGAGTTGCCTGGTGCTGCTGCATCTGGCGTGTCATTCGCCGATAGGACTGACGTGCTTGCTTCAATCCGTTTTCATGTCCCTTAACGTAGCCAACCAGAAATCCTGGCAACATGCCTATCAAGATTGAGAATATAACTATGTGATCGTGATTCATTTTTAGCCCTTCTGTAATCCGTGTCTCGGAAACACTAGAAGTATTACAGCAGGATTATCTGACACCCGGCATATTTAGGTAACGAAATGGTAACAATTCTGCATCGTCCATGTGGTCGTCAATATCGCGGATGATGTCAATGTCTAGGTCGTCCATAGACCTTGCCTTGGACTATGAACGTGCCGTTCTTCTCAATGTTGATAATGTCCACCTGGACGCTTAAGCCATGGACATACATGATGGCAAAGGCTTGTTGCCAATTAGCGGTTCCACGGGTGTATCTAGCCTGTTTAAAGTCCATGAGATTACCTACCTCAACTCCATGCAGAACACGCCCCAAACGCCCTCCAGAGGCTTCTGTAAAGGCGCTACGCCCTGCCCTATGGGTATGACCAGAGATTACGTTCTTGCCATGCCTACGGGCTGCCTCAAGGGCTGATAGACCGCCTAGCTGCTTAATGGGTGTGTGGTCTCCATGTACTGCAATCCAGCCTGGAGCAATTAACATTGGGTTCTTATGGAAGGTTATGCCTAGTTCATCAAACTTCATGAACTTCTCAAAGCGCAGCTCTGGCAAGGATAGGAATGAGGGAATCTTGCGCATGATGACGTTGTATAGCCGGTCTGTGTGATTAGATCGTATGCAGTCTGTAACGCCTAGTTCCCATAGCAGCTCGACACAGCGGTCTCGGTCATTGCCAAGGCTCTGTGAGTACTCCTCGGGTGTGCCTTGCGACCACTTGCTTATAGTCTGAAAGTCAATCTCGTCACCTATCGTGACTGTTTGGTCTGGCTTAAAAGTGCCTAGAAACTTGGCAATGTTACGGACTACATGCACGTCCTCAAAAGGCACTTGCAAGTCCGAGAGTATTACGATCTTCTTAATTGTCATCCTCGTCATCATAGGGAATGTTGTCTATGCGATTGGGAAGGCTAGGCAGAATCCAGTCAGGATAGATATCCTTGTCCACAATCAAGCCCATGGCTATGTCTGACCTAAACCCAGCACGAATCAAAGCTCTATACATTTCATGCAGGGATATTGCCCACGCATCTAGAGCGTTGTAAGTGTCTAGGTCTATGACCTTTTTCTTAGCCATAGGATAAGTGTCACTTACCTAACATCTCGATGATTGTATCGACACGCGCTTCCAGTCGATTAACCTGATCCTTTATAGATGAGCCGCCGTTAGGCTTAAGTTCTGATAGGTAGTGCTTAATCATGAACTGCACATAAGCTGCAACGCCACCAAGAATTGAGATAATGGCGACTGATAGCGCCGCGTAGTCCTGTGCGTTCATCGTTTAGGCGATGCGTACCCGAATACGCCAGCGACAACTGCGCCTAAGATTGCACGATAGTCAAGTGAGAAGTTAGAAGTAGTTCCCCATACTGCTAGGAACGCTCCTACTGAAAGGATTGCTGGGTGCTTCATGTTCATGCTGTGCCGCCTATCATTGGGATATTAAAGAACGAGCCATCTGCATCGCCCTTCTTAGTGAAAGAGATATGGCAATGCTTAGTGTGCGGATTGATTCCAGAATACTTGCGCCAGCGCCACCCCATGCGAGGGGAAGCAATCTTTCCTTGGAATATGATGTAAGCAATGCGCTTGTCAGACTCTGCTGCGTGTCGTATCTGATCCGCAAGGTCAGGCATGAGGTCAGGCTTTGCCTTTCCAGATAAATCCCTGTCAATATCAATGGCTCGCACGATACCCTTTGCATCAGGATTGTGGTCAGAAGGACGTGCTGAATGACGAGTGTCGCCAATCCAGCCGTCCGAGGTTCTATCTCTATCTGGGTAAGTATCATCGAACTGCTCCCGTAGTTGCTGTCCGGCTTTACATAAATAAGAAGTGTTCGACATTGCCGCACTCCCATTGCTTTGATTGATTTAAGGTTAATTTTGGATGACCGCATGTGGGCATTGGAGCTATAAAAGCATCATCAATTGGATTATAGGTATAGCCAATTCCTGCATAGTTATAGCGAATGTTTGCATTGTAAGAAGTACGAACACAAGTTTGAAAACGATAATTTCCGTACCAATCTTCCGGTGTTAATTCTTCAATAAGTTCAGTTTCATCAATGCCGACAATGACTTCTGTAACAATGTTGGATTCATCTAAAAATGCGTAATGCGCCATTATGCCCAACTCACATTTCCTGTACCAGCAGTAAATGTATAAATCTTGAAACCGCCAGAAGTTGTATTAGTTGAAGTTAATCCAGCACCCACAGTAATAGTACGAGCAGAATCAAATTTGAGGATTACAACTCCAGAACCGCCATTACCACCAGAAGCCGCGCCGTTGTTTGCGCCGTTGCCGCCGTTGCCCGTGTTAGCAGTTCCTGCAACGCCCGCATTAACAAAGTTTGATGTTCCTTGTCCAGTTCCACCCGCGGCATAAGTCACAGAGGCACCAGTAATGGAATCGGCACGCCCTGTGCCCGCAGTTCTGCCGCTGCCAGCACTTCCAGCGCCCCCGCCCCCGCCCCCAGCAAAGCTTCCTGCTGCGCTGTCGTTTTTGGTCCCGCCACCGTTGCCATACCCAGTGCCGCCAGAAGGACTTGTTTGAGTTGCTGTTCCAGCAGCACCACCAGCCGAACCAGAAGCGCCGCCACCCGAACCGCCAGTCGAAATCGCCGTATTGGAATCATCAGCATCTCGACCCGCGCCGCCACCGTTGGCAGTTATAGTCGCGAATACGCCATCCGCACCTTTAGCGCCAACGCTTCCCTGAGCGCCGCTTGTTCCACCAGCACCGACAGTCACAGTATATGCG